TTGATAGCTTCGAGCATCGCCTGCAATGGTAGCCACTGAATAATGTTGGCGGTGCCACCCTTTTCCATGAGTGCGATCCACTCTTGGACCGGCACCATTTGGTTTTCGCCTTCGAGGATCTTCTTGATTTCGTCCGTCATCGTGCCGGGGAACAGGCCAGAAATCGAGATGGCTTTGAGGATGCTGCGAATTTTCTTGGTCGCTAGCTCAATCTCGGACGCGCGGTTCTCATAGTACCGGATGTCGGGGCGCGGCGTCATTTCGTCGTTCTTGGTCGCGGCCAACAAAGGCTTGGGACAGGGGTAGAACTTTTCGAGGTTCAGGAAATCATCTGCGCGGTCGAGAACGTCATTGGTGTAGCCTTCACACCACCAGATTACCTCACCAGATTGCTTGTTCTGGATTTCCCAAACCATAGTGGTGTCGAACGGGCTCTTTGTCAGCGCGCCGGTCTCGGTATCAGCGATCGAGGCTGTGTTGCGGTTCCGGTCATCATCCCCAGGCGCGCGGCTGGCATCGGTCAGGCCCTTGGTGTCGAAAGATATGTTCGCGGCCTTTTCCTCACCAAACCGATCCTCGATATCCTTGCGCGTCATCGGGTTCTCAAACGCAAGCCATGGCATTTTAACCCACGACGATGCGGGCGCCAGAAGCGTGCGCTCCCATGGCGAATAGTTGACCGACACGTCTTCGCTGGTCTTGACCTCCAGCGCGACAGGCTGGCCGGTCGTCGGGTCGGTGATCTCGATATCGGCGAACTCTGCGGAATAACTGACGCGCACGCCACCACGTCCTGCGATCAACCAATCATCACGCGCGCCCATCATCGCATTGTCGAAGTCGCTGGTGTCGATGAAGAATTGCGCCATGCGCTGCCCGACCTCTGCCGACATCATGGCGGTGTGGTCGGTACTGTTGCCATCGCCCCGGAACCGGCGCCGGATCAGCGGTTGCGGCGTGTCCGAGTAAACCAGCGGGCGTAGAACGTCGACGGTCGCGTGGATCAGGCTGACCTTATCGTCAATCTTGTCCAGCGTGCTGATGTCGGTGTTTCGGTTGCCGTCGTCATTGTCGGGGCCAAAATACATCTTTTCGCTGGATTGCGCCTCTTTGCGAAACCGGCGTTCATGCACGAGTGCCGCGGCAAGTTGCTTATTCCAGAACTGCCACGCCTCAGATGATCCACCTTCCTGCGCTTCCTGATCTGTCTCGGGTGCGTCCTGAATGTTGTCGCGGACCGGCTCATACGGCACGGTTGGATCACCCTCGCGCGCGGCGGCAGTCGACGGGACGGTCTTGCGGGTGTCCATCTGTGCTTAATCCTGATCCTGCTGGCTCTCGTGGCGAGAGAATAGCTCATTGAGGGTCTCCCCGTGCGGCGATTTCTTCTTATCTGGACGCTTTCCGGCAATGATCCGGTTCAGAAACCGTCCAAACAGGGTGGCAGTATCTACCGTGTCATCGTGGCGGCCACCGGGGAATTGCAGCAACTCTTTTTCGAATGCCTCCATGTCGGCCAGCAATTCGGGCCCGACCTCAGTGGGCTTGGGCAGGAACATCTTGCCCATGGCCGCCATTCCGAGCAGGGAGTGCGCGCGCTGCTCTTTCGATGTCGAACTGGTCATCTGGACGCGGTTCACGAATACCGCTTCCTGCCGCAACTGGATTTCGAGGAAGGGACCGACCGATCCAATGATTTGCCCGGCTTCTTCCACGGCGCGCAGTGGGTTCCACTTTTTCACAAGAGCAATGAACGCATCCACCCACTTGTTCGACTCCGTGCGCTTGCGCCACATATCGAGCAGATAAATATTCCAGTCCTGATCCACACCCCAGACCATATGAACGGTGTAATCGGGATCGGGCGCGCCCGCTTCGTCCTTCGTGGCATAGTCCGATGCCGTGTAGATTTGCAGCGCGGTCAGGTCGAGGCTAGCTTTGGAGTAGCGTTGGATGTGGTCCCGATTGAACATCAGGCCTTCGTCGGGGCTGGGTCGCTGCTGGAACAGAGACGCCCAAATATACCCGCCGCGCTTTCTGATTCCGCCCCAAGCCGTTTCACCCCACATCGACGGCCAGAGCCATTCGCCAATCTTGCGACCGACCGGATCATTGTCGTATTCACAAAGCGCAGGAATGCTGAGAACGAACCATTTTTCGCCTGTCTCGCGGTCCCGATACCAACCGGTCTTGCCGTCGTAATCCTCCGGCAGAATGCGACCGGCCGGATCGTCTGGATGCCATCGAGTCATTACCAATAGTTGCTTTCTGCGCCCTTGCAGGCGGGTGAGAAGGTCGGCCCGGTACGTTTCCCACGCCTCATCCCGCATGTGCGGTGATTGCGCCATCTTCCGGCCTTTGATCAGGTCATCCATAAACAACCATGACGCCGGGTTGCCGTGTGTAGACCCGCCCATCAGGCCAAAACCATTGTATTCGCCGCCCTCCGTTGTCGCCCATTGGCTTTTGGCCTGACTGTCGGCGGCCAACTGCGTCTCAAACGGATAGAGCGGCGATCTGATCAGGTTCCTGACAATCTTGCCCATCTTGTCAGCGAATTTTTGCGTGTGGACGCCAGACATCAGATATTCTTTGGGATATTTGCCGATAAGCCATGCTGGGAATAGCTGGGAACAAAGCACACTCTTTGCCATTCGAGGCGGCAGAAACACCATCGCCCGGTCGACCTTATCCTCCTCCATAGACTGGAGCAGCCGACATATCACTTTGTGGTGCGGCTCGGGCTCAAACCTGGTCATCCGCATGTAAAAGGCTAGAAACGATTCCTGTGCCCGCTCGATGTCCTGTTCTTCCAATAGGGCAAGCTGCCGGGCGCGCAGTGCGGCGATCTGAGCGTCGGGGGGCATGGCGTTCATTCGGGTGGGTAGTGGTGGTAACCCACGCGCAGCGGACCGAAACATGCCAGCGTTAAGCAAAGATAACTGCCGCCATCGCCGTCTAGGCTTTCAATCCGTTCAAAGTCGATATCCCATTTGACCGGATTCCATAGCCACACGATTTGCCAATGCCCGATCATCACTTCTTCCCCCTGCTAGACCGCAATAACTGCACGACATACCCTGTCGTCGTTCTGGTGCTGAGATCCGTGCCGTTCAGTGGCTTGGTTTCCCTGTGATCAGTGACGCCGTATTCCGAACAGAGCGCGCATTCGCCGTATTGGTGATTCCGGCTACCTGTGCCTAGATCCCAGATATGTTGCGCAGGGTGCTTCACTTCACCACCTTGAAATTGTCGCCATGCGGCGCCGGTTTCATTTTGATCGGGTCCACATCGGCCAGACGGAAGGTCGCGCCTTCCTCCATGGCTTTGCGCAGGCGGTCCTTGATGGACAGGCTGTTCTCATGGTCGGTCATGTCTTCTCTCCTTCGTTTGCCAACGCCTGCAGCGCGCCCTCGGCTTTTGCCAGTCGCGTCCACGTCTCTGGCGATGCTGGGATCGCGTCCTTGCGGGCCACGGACCATTCAGCGAGGGCGGCGTTCAGGCGGTCGATGTGGTCGGCTCCGGTTTTCATCGTCTCGATCCAGCCCTCCATTTGAGCGTGCTTTGGCCAGAACGGCACAGGCAGCGACATGATTGCGGTATCGCCATCAGTCGATAGGCGCTCTTTTGATCGGCTTACTGAACTCCAGTCCAGCCATTCCTTTATGAGATCTGCGATGAACCGCAGCCCGCTTGGATTTGCCATCACGTCTTCTCTCCTTCATGTGCGCGCCGAATCTTTAGCGCCTCGATCTGCTTTTCGATGTCGTCTAGTTCTGCCGATCGGGTGTCACCGATGGCGGCGGCGGGTTCTGTTCCTGGTGCGGGAGGCGGTGGGTCGTTGCGGTGCTTGAAGCCCTCAGATGTCAGGTCTGGGGTCAATCCGAACGTGCTAGGCATCCGGCGCCGCAGTTTTTCCATGAACATGGAGTTCTTAAAGTTGGGGTTGCTCAGGTTCTCACGCCATTTCTTTGCCGCCCATGCGTGGAGTATCTCCCAAGCGTTCTCGACGGCTTCTTCAAACTCCGGGTGCGTGTTGCACCACTCATAGAGCGTACTGCGCACAATCCCGAATTCGACCAGCCATTCCTCGGGCCACATGCCCTTTGCGGCCATCTCCATCACGCGGAGTGGTTGGGTTCCATCATACTTCTGACGATTGCTGCGCTTTTCCACGACAACGACGGGCAGATTATAATTGGTGCTGCTGTCCGATTGAGGGTCCATGTCATACTTTACCTGTCATCAGATCAACCCATGCCATCCGCAGGCACAGGTCGCATTGCACATCACATCGGTATAAGGCCCCAGACTGCCGGTCCACTTCAATTCGTTGGCCTTGCACGTCGGGCAGATAATGCCGGATTTCTTCGCCGCTTCCCGCTCGACCTTACGTTCAGCGCGGAATTCATCAACGGTTTTCAGTTGCGATAGGCGCATCTTGATCCACCCGATACCTGATTTCCACTCCATATCCTTAATCTCGAATTCCGAGATGACATCGCAGTGCCCGCGCTCGTATAGGTCTCTTTCGCGCTCCATCTTGTCCAGATCAAGGTCAGGATATCCGGACCGCGCATTCACATGGTTCCATTTGAACTCGATCGATGGTTCGTCACCCATCTGAAAAACAAACTCTGGATCATCGCCACGCAGACGCTCGATCTCATCCAGAACTTCGGCCAGGTGCGCAGGCGGATATTCACCGCGGACATAATTTTCAGCCTTGGATATCTCGCGGAGTTGAATGTAGCGCTCAGGTGTCATCGTCATTTGGGGGTCTCCTGATTATGTTCTCTTGGATTGGTGGGGCACTCACAACTCAAATCCCATCTGTTCCGGTTGCGTTGTCTCGGTCGGCGGTTCCCAAATCCACGGGCCCGAGACCGTGGGCAGTTGCCAGATCACGCCACGCATTTGCTGCTGCCAGTGGATGTACTCCGTTTCCCAGCAGTTTGAGAGCGCGTGTCCGCTGGGCCATCCCATCAGCCATCCCACAAATCCGGGATTGAGCCTCGCCTTCCGCCAATTCCCCGCGCGCAACCATCGTCGCAAAGTGGTCGCAGGCACGTTTGATATCGCGGAGTGAAATAGCTGGCGCGAGATCGGGCGAGTGACTAAGGACGGCGGCCCATGCGGCGCTGTCTCCAGGGCCGGGTGGTGAAACGTATGGGCGACCCTTGGAAGTTGATCCTCGCGTTTCCTTGTCGATCCGTCTGGATTGGTCGCCTCCAAAGCCATCCCCGGTGTGTCTTTCCAATCCCGTGCCGCCGCGGTAGGCCACGCAGAACCACCGCAGCCGTTCGTGCGCCGCGCCAGTTTCAGCCGCTGAGAATGCGCCCACCGAAGACGTGTAGCCCATGTCTCGTAACTCTCGCAGCACGGACTCGGCGCCGAGGGAAATGTGCCCGGCGACATTCTCCAGAAAAACCCATCGGGGCTCGACCTCTTGGATAATCCGGGCAACGTCGGGCCAGAGGTGTCTGTCGTCGTCGTGGCCCTTACGCTGTCCTGCGGCGCTGAACGGTTGGCATGGATATCCGGCGAGGATAGTGTCGCAGATGCCGCGCCAAGGCTTTCCGTCGAAGGTGGTAATGTCGTCCCAGATCGGGGCAGGGGCAAAGTATCCGGCGCGTTGGGCTGCGATGATTGCGTCTTGAGGGGCTTTTTCCCACTCGACAAAGCATCGGGTTTCAAATCCGGGTTCTGCGAGTTGCAATCCCATGTCGAGCCCGCCTGCTCCAGCACAGAGGGATAACCCGGCAGTTGGTCCGGTTTGAATATCCATGTCACAGTGCCATCCTTTTCGCCGCATCGCTCAATTCCATCCCCTTGCCGACCTCGGCCGCAACAACCAGCTTTCGCTTCTTCAGCCCGTCGAGGATTGCGTTTGCGGTCTTTTCCGGCACGGCCAATCCATAGCGCAGGGCGCGGGCCGCTGACATATCGGCGGATCGGAGAATGATGATTTTGAGGGCCTGGTAGTCGATCGCGGTGATTTTGCCGTTGAGGACATACTTGGGGGCCCGGCCTCCACCGGTGCGAACGGCGGTGTATGCGATCTGCCTGCCTGCGACGATTGGAATGCTGTGCTGACCTATCGAAACGAATTGATGTTCCTGGAATAGCCCGACTGTCTGGGCGAGCAGGTCGAGGTCCGCGCTCTTGCTGCGGTCGAATCCGATCTGTCCGAGATGATAAATGCAGACGTTCCCGCTTTGTGCGTGCTTTGCCCACTCCAGAAACTCTCTGACGCCGTTGATAGCGGTTCCGAACGCATCACGGACCACTGAGGAATGCGAGAGGCCACGTTTTTTTTGTTCGTATGGTAGGCGTTTTGCGTTGTCAGGGTCTTTTTGTCCATTAAATTCAATGGCGCGCTGCACTTCATAGATTGCTGGCAGGCCCGGTCCTTTGGCGTGACAGGCCGTGCGGACGGCACCTTGATCCGCCAAGGCTGAGATAGCCCGGCGCACGGTGCTGAGATCGACACCCACCGCCTCTGCGATGTCGGCGCCACCGGCTTGGATCAGTCCATCGGGATCCGCCATTGCCGACAAGTGGAGCAGAACCGCGAGCTGCGCACCCTTGAAGCCTTGGAAGTCGACGCCAGCCGCTCGTCCGCTTGTGATCCTGTCAGCCCGCATTCAGGTGGCCTTCCACTTCGCTAGTGCCTTTTTCCCATCCTCTGTGATGTGCATCTTGATAATCCGGCCTTCCTTCTCGGTCTCCACAAGCCTGGCAGTGATTAGACCGGCGCAAAAGCTGTTGATGCTGGATCGACCGACACCCACAGCGGCAGCGAGAGCCCTGTTACGGATCACGCCCGCAGGGTTTGACGCCAATGTCAGAACATGGGCCTCTATGGCGCTGATGTTGCCCGTGCGGGCTTTTGCGTGTGGATTATTCCATGAGGCGGCAACGTATTTTTTGGGCTTTTCCACGCCTTTCACCATCGCCCTGCGCACGGCATTTTCGAAGGCTGGGATGGGGGCCATGTCGCGTGGCCAGTGGTAGGCAACGGCGAGTTGGGCTGCGGTGATGTTCATGCTGTGCGTCCTGAAATAAACGTGGGGCGACCTCTCCAGATAAATCCTCGCTTCGGTTTCGCTGCGGTTTTTGCGATAAGGCGATCATGCATTTCCGCGAATCCCTCGTGATTCTTGCGCAGAATGTCGATCCGGTCGAGGGCGCTTGAAACGGTTGATCGCTCACGATTGAAGGCTGCTGCGATCTGAGAATGACTTAAATTCAGGTCTTTGTCGATGATATCCATCGCCATGTGGCGGGCTGCGCAGATATCGGCGGCGTGGCTGGGACCGATCAGGTCGGCTACCGGCATCTGGTGGGCACGGGCAACGCGGCGGATGATTCCCTCGGTTCTGGTCATAAACTCACTCCTGCTGATTTGCACTGGTCAGGCGTCACGAGGTCGGCCGCTACCAGCTGGGCGGCGCGACTGGCGGTGATCGAGCGGCAAAGATAATCCTTACCGGATTTAAGGTTTTTCACGTCGACGGCCTGCTGCTCATCCTCGGTCAGGCGAGTTGCACCGTTTTTTGGCCGGGCAGCGCTCATCGCAGCATCGAGAGCTTGGGGCGTGGCTGGTGGGTCTGGGTGTATCTTTCGGCTGGCCTTCGCAACCTCGATGATCTGGGCAGCGCTCAGACCTGATTCAAGCCATGCGATGATTGGGGGGGCGTTCGGTTCCCAAGCCTTCGGAAGTTCGTCGTGATCTGTGAACCCGAGGGCGGTCACCAAATCTTCAAAATTCTCATCTGAAAAACCACCGCCATTTGCAGGTGGTGGAATAATAGATTTATCTATTATTTTACCACCCTCTTCCTCTACTCTACTCTTCTCTGCTTGCTTTTTGCTTGAAGCGGTTGCTTCATCTAAGTCGTTGTTTTCGTTATTGACGTCACCCCCATTTCGACGTGAAACCCCGCTGGAAATACCGCCAATTCGTCCCGTTTCCGCTCGGGTTTCACTCAGGTTCCGTCGCGTTTTCGCTTCGTTTCCAGCGCGTTTATTGGTCAGCATGTCGCCGGTTTTGGTGATTTTCCCCATGCCAATCAGGTCATCAATCGCACGCCTGGCCGCCGCTGTTCCTATGTCTGAAAAGTGCCCGGCCACATACTGCGGTTCATGAGGTGTCTCGCCTGCGCCCTCATAGATCAAGTCTATCAGTAGATCGTAGACAGCCGCCTGCCTGCAGGACATCTTCGCGGCCCGTTTAGCGTCAATAATCGCTCGGGGCTCGCGCTTGTACCATTCGAGGCCATGCTTCATATGAAAAATCCCACATTGGCGGGACCAAAGGGCTTGCTGTTCTGGCTATTCATGGGTAATCTGCCTTTGTGAATCCTGAACAGTTTCACTGTGCCGCACCCTCGGTAACAAATCAAGGTCTCGGTGGAAACGCTGGGGCCTTCGATCATTTTGGGATTGCGCGTGTAGGTCATGCCATATTTCCGACAATTTCAAACTTTGGCCGCCATTTGATCGCAATTAAATCACCGCCAGCCCTACTAAAACAGTGCAGCCTGTTCCTCTCCCAGAACCGACACTCAGTCCAATGTTTTGGAATTCGCGTTTCACGTATCAGCCCGGTCACAGTTTCGACCTCAACCCAGATACCGCGCGGGATTGTCTCAATGGAACGCCATACTGGCTTCTTCATTGTGCCCACCTGACCAGATCGGACAGTTTGCGCGGCAGGTCCATCGCAGATCCCTTTGCCGCACGGACGCCCTGCAACAGCGCGACCGCCTCATTGACGGACTGACAGCCTAGTGCCTCGACAGTTGGTGCCACAGATCCGCTATGCTCGGCGCGGAACCATAGCAGGGGCGCGTCATCTGGGGCTGTTGCCACTCCCGCGGCGGTCAGCAGGCGGCCCACGTCATCCTGGGGGAAGCATTGAGGGATGAACTGCTGCCCCACCACCTCTAAAGCAGGGGTGGGGCAGGGTGGTGCGGTGGCGAAATCTATTGCCGCCAGCCATGAATCATCACGGTCCGTGCCGCGCCTGGCGGATGCGGTTCCATCTTCGTCCACATCGACAACACCGACCATGGTTTTCCAAGTGTAATCCTCGGGCGGCGGTGGCTCGCTGTCTATTTTGTCCACTTGTGCGGACATATTCTGTTCTGGTTCTGTCCACCCTAAATCACCCCTCACAACCTCATACATTGCTGGGTGATCGCGCCCGCCACCCTCGGTAATGACACGTAAAGCGCCCACATCAATTAGGCGATTTACGATCTTCGAGGCGTTTGATTTGCCCATTGCCGTGAAGTCTGCAATCTTCCGGTTTGATATCGCAACACGGCCTTGCCAATCGGCGCAGGCAGCAAGGACCACCAGCACCATTCGATCAGTGCCTTCCGTGTCTGAGGTCTCAAGGACGGCGTGCAGGGTACGGTTCATTTTGTGGGCCTCACATCTGGCTTAATCAGGACGCATTTCGAATAGAAATTTCGCTCGACATGAAAGTCGCTCAGGATCGTGACCGGCGCGCCCAGATCGTGATCGAATATGACGCCGAACTCTGTCCCGCCGATGTCCATCATCCAAAGGCGCCGGTCCTTGTTCAGAGTGCGGCCCCTGAAGCGCATCACCGCAGGCTCACCGCTGTTGATGTCGGCGATGATATTGTCAAACAGCCAGCGGGCGCAGACATGGTGTAGGGGCTCCACCCGTTCCTGAACGCGCTTCTGAAAGTGCTGAAAGGCGCGGGCGAGATGCCTGGATTTAAGGCGGGATCGGCGGGTCATTCGTAATCCCCCGGTCTTTCGTAATACTTACGGCATGGAGCGATCCAACTGAATTCTGTCCCATCATGCGGCTGTTTAGGATGTTTCCAGACCAGCCAGCAATAGGCGGTTGCGGTTGATCCCTTGGCCGACAGCTTGCCTTTGTGCATCACTACGCGCTCAGAGAATTGCATAATGTCCGTTGGCGGTGTCACGCTGAACAGGTCGTTATAGCGCCCGATTCCCTCCAAGAAGGCAGACCGAACAATAACCGCCACGCCGCGCTCAGATGTTGCAAGTGCGCGATCAATAAATTGGTGCGCCAGCCGGAAAGGCGGATTGGTGATAGTCCAATCAACAGTAGACGGCAGCGGCCCGAAAAGGTAATCTTGGACTGGAAAACCAGCGCCGTAATCGTGGATATCAGACGCCTCGACTTCGCCGAAGAATTCCCGCAATGGCATGAACATATGCCCCCGATTGGCAGCAGGTTCCCGGCACGTCATCCCGCCGGAATGCGCGGGGCTTTCAATGCGCTCGCACAGCGCCCTAGTTGCCCAAGGTGGCGTGGGGAAGTCGTCTAGGCTGTTGTGCGGTTCAGAGCGTTGCTGCATTACCGCTGAACTGGTGTTCTGGGTCATATCACCGCCCCCTCCGTTCATATGCTTGCCGCGCCCATCCGGCGGCCTTTTTGCAATCATCACTAACCTCGGTATTCGAGAAGGCGGCAACCTGAATGCCACGCTCGCCGATGCGCCACGAGGCGGTTGCACGCTCCGCGCCCTCAATCCGCAGAACAACCTCTTTGCCATCACGGCATTTCGCGGCGTAACTGCGAACACAGTGACGTTGGAGTGCGCCCTCCATCATCAACTCACTCTCCGATTTCAGCAGCGAAAAGGTGAAGTCACCGACATCGTGGAACCAAGACTTCGCCCACGGTGTCGGATCTGCCTTGTCCATCATTTTTTTCATAACGAGAGCTTCATGCTCGCGCTTTAACCTCTTGCGACCCCATGTTTGATCGAGCGTGCCGCCCATGCGCTGAAGATCTTCCGCCAATATCAGTTGGGCCTGTAGGTCGTTGGCCCTTGCAGCCAAACGGCAGGCTAACAGCATCGCGGACTTGCTGCGCCGCAAAAACCCCTTGGCGCGCTTTCTCTCTTTGGCTGGAAATATCAGGGCTTCTTCGAACGTCCAACCCCCCAAGAGGCATAGAACGAGACGGTCCACATTGGTTTTTTTCGAAGATCGGTGAACCATCTTCCACGCCTCGCTTCCAACTCGACGCTTGATATCCTGCGGGGTCCTGTTGAATTTCACGATGATCGGCGAGATATTCGATAGCCCGTCAGCCTCGGCTTGTTGCCAGATCGGCGCGGACGCGTAGACACGCCCCACGAGGGCCGCGTTTTTCCTGAGACCATACATCTCAACCCAAGACGGAAGCATCACGCGCGGTCCTGACCAATCAGGATAGAGTGACGATGAAAAACTTCTTTCTGACATCACCGCCCCCTCCGTTTCAATTCATCCCTGCGGGCGTTCATGGCCTCGCGCTCGGTCACATGCGGCCGTCGTTGATCCCAGAGGCCCTTGCGAAAGCCGTCCATTTCCTCGGTGCTGGTGATGCTGGCCAGCTTCTTGGCGAAATGCCGATCGGGGGATTCGAGGCGGTTCACGATTTCTTCCCGCGATCTGGAATCACGAACTTATTCAGGCACCCACTGCTACCGTCATTCACAAAAGCCAGCAGAACGTCGGCATGGCAGGGTTTTCCTGCATGACACCAACAGCCAAGGTTTTTGCCGCGCATCTGGGCCCTATATGCTTTGACATAAACCAGCGCCGTTTTTTGGTCTTCTAAGGTCGCTTTGCACGTCAAGCAGAGATATCCTGCCATCAACAACGCGTAGTGGTGAACGCAGTCGGCAGCAGTTCCGTCGATACCGGTGCGGAAGGGATTGCCGCGTCCGTGGTACTGGGATCTATCGCACTTCAGGGTGTTCTCCGGCATTCGCCACCCTTTGGCGCGTCTCAACTGGATGCGCTTAGGCATTTTTGTCATCTTGATCTCCATTTCTCAATAATATCTTCGGCCTCTTTGACCGATCGAACGACAGCCCAGCGCCCGCCCGCGCGCACAATGTCGAGCCCGCACTCCGTTTGCTCCGTGGTTGGGTGTTTTTTCGGGGCCTTGACCTCCAGTGTCCAGAACTGGCCTTGGTAAAGGATCTCCAGATCAGGCCAGCCCTTGCGCGTGCCGTTCCACCGCTGCTTGGAGATCGCGCGCGCCACGTTGGCACCCTTAAGGTCAACCTCATTCGGGGAGTGATGTACCACGGCGTCTGGCAGCAACTCTTTTACCCTGGCGAGGATGTCGCGGTGAATTGGCCCCTCGATGTCTCGCCATGTGCGCTTGGCTGTCAGGCGGAATGCGGCGGCGGTCATGCGTTGGGTCATAGCTACATGCCCAGCGCTTCCTTATACATCTCCAACACCGCCTCTTCTTCAGCGATATCGTCCTTGTCACGCTTGCGCAGCGCGATCACCTTGCGCAGGACGCGGGTGTCATAGCCACGGGCTTTGGCCTCGGCCATCACTTCTTTTTGAGCGTCGGCGGCGTCCTTTTTCTCGGCCTCGAACCGTTCGAATCGCTCAATGAAGGCGCGCAACTCCCCGGCGGCGACACGATACACGCCATCCTTGACCTCACGGTCGGCGTCGGTTTCCTTCATGCGGGGCTGGTCGCTGGATTGTTCATCAAGCATGTCGGGTTTCCTTCTTCGATATGCCGTGAACCCCACGGCTGGGATTTTTCAGACGCCGCGAGACTTGGCGCGACCCTGCGCGGCGAGACTACTGACGCCAGGATTTGGAGCGGCAGCCCCAGCGCGCGCAGGCCCCGGAAATG